AAGCTCTGGACAACCGGAGTCGGGACCTGATCCATGCACGGCACAGCGATCATGATCTTCATGGCTATCTCCTTTCGATTACTTCGTCACCTTCACGAAGGCGTTCGGCGCGACAACGCCGATGCCGACGTACTGGCGACCCAGGACCTCGATCAGATCCTGCTTCTTCAGCGTCATAGCGTCGAACTTGAAGTCGATGCCGTCGCCCGCCGGGAAGTTCATCAGTGCGCCCTCGTCCAGGTCGCCGACGATCATATAGGCCACGCCGGTCGTCGCCGCGTCATAGGACGTGATCGTGTTGTTGAACACAACGGGCAGGCCCTCGAACGGATCGTAGCCATACGAACCGGCAGCCTGCAGGCCCTTGAAGGTGCCCCACGTCAGTTTGTTCATCATGATGACCGGGTTCGCGGCCTCGTCGGACAGCTGCGCGACAGCCGAAGCAACAGTACCAAGGGTCGCGGTCGTCGCGATCTTCGGCACGCCGGGGCAGGTCGTCGTCGAAACAGTACCGCAGGCCATGATCTTCGCCACAAGCTCGTCGGCGGCCTTCTTCGCGATACGATAGGTCAGCTCATCGTAGATGTAGCGCAGGAACGCCTCACCGCGCATGTCATAGACCTCGTCGCTGATCTGCACGACCTTCTTGATGCTCTGGGGCACCAGGTTCACGGTACCGAGCACAAGGTTCTCGGGGCTGATCGCGTCTGCGCCCTCGGTGTGGATGGTCGCCGCGTCGCCGCTGATCTCGAAGCCGACCTTCAGGTTGCCCTTCAGGTAGCTCTTACGGACGCGGGAGGTGATGCCCTCGCGCTCCCACGCGGTCTTCACGATGTCATACACAAACTCCGGGACCGGCACGGTTCCGCTGACGTTCTCGGTCAGCAGGGCACGGCACTCGGCGTCGTTCTCGGTCTTGATGTACTCGGCATACGCGTCGATGTACTCTTTGGAATTTCTCACTTCCATGTTCGTCATTTTCGGCTCCTCTTTCTGGATGATCTCCACAACAGTTCCTTCGCCCATGGCGACAGCCGAACGGATCTCCGCTCTCTTGGCCTCAGCCGCCTTCCGGGCCTCCAGCTCGGCCTTGATGCCCCGGATCTCTTCCTCAAGGGCGTCAAGGTCGGCCTCGGGAGCTTCCACCGCCTCAGCGATCTCGGCCTTGCGGGCCTCAAGCTCCTCGATGCTCATTTCTTTCAGTTCCATCTCAAACCTCCGTCAAAATTCGGATTCTCTGCTTCTGCCGCTCGCGCTCTTCCCGCTCCAGTCGCTCCGCCTTCTCTGCTTCGATCACTCCGTCGAAGTAGTCACGGGTAGCTACGCTCAGCTCGGTAGTAGGATTCGCCGGAAACACGACAGGCGAGACGTCAAACACCTTCGCGATCCGATCGATGATCCTTGTATGCGTGGCCTTGTCGTAATGGTCCTCAGCCACGGAGAAAGCAAAGGACATTTTCGGGTAGTTGCCGGCCTTAATGTCGGCGAACAGCTCCCGCGCCCTCTGCGTTCTTGATAAGTCGGTCCGCTGCGCCAGACCGTGCTCGTCGGTCCAGACCTCAACGGTCCCTGCGGATGTCCTCGCGTACACCGGCCCCTCATGGTCCACTCTGAAGACCACGTCCGTCATATCCGCTTCATCAAATGCGTTCGGGGCAATACGCTCGAAATATTCCACGCCGTCCCGCTCCATAAGTTTGTAAGCCTCAAAGGTCGACGCGTAACCCTCAACAAAAAAGGACGGCTCCGCGCCATCCTCAGTCTCAGCAATACGGAGCTCCATGCTCCGGTACTCTCTTTCCTTACTCGCCATCGGTTTCCTCCACTCTCTCCGCGACGTTGTAATACTCGCCTCGGATGACTCTCACGTCCCCGCCTTCCACCGGCGGCATGTTCCAGATGTCTCTCACATCGTTCAGGCTCAAAATACCCCGGTCGAGGAGCTGGGACGAAACGTTCAGCTTGTCCTGGTTGCTCATGTACTGAAGTCTGTTCGCCGTAGCCATGACCCTGTTGCCCTGGCTCTGCTCCCTCAGGGTGAAGAGCATCTTCGTCATCACCTCGGAGAACTGGATGGCGAACGGCTCGATCGCGCCTTCGTAGAACGCACTCCAAGCATCACCGAAGGTCTTGTTCTGCAAGACGTCCTCATTCACGCCGAAGTACTCGAAGACATTCGAGCGGATGACGCCCATCTGGTCCGCATCCACCACCCACGGCTTCACGTCCACCTGTTTGATGTTCTGGTAGGTGTTCGGGAACAGCAGAAGCCCTCCGCCGTCCTTCGCGAAGTTCTCAGCCGTGAACCTCTGTCTTTCTTTCTTCAGGTCCTCGGCCTTGGAGAAGTTCGACAGCTGCGCCATGAAGCGATAGGTCGCAGCGCTCTTCACGCCCTCCTGAATGCCCTGGTTCTGCATGTGGATGAGGTCCATGGTCGGGAACAATGCCCCGTTGGACTCGCCCATAAAGTCCGAGCGATACTGAAACCGCGTCATGATGCCGCAGTACATCAGCTCGATCGCGGCCTTGTTGTGGTCCGCGAAGGTGTAGCGCAGGTAGGGCACATCTCCGTACTGCACGATCTCGCACCGGGACGGGAGCGGCGTGTACACTCCCGAGGGTTCGCCGTACTGGTCGAACACCGGCGTGATGAAAGCCGTGTTGTGCACGTCCAGAAGAGTACTCAGCCGGTACATGAACTGACTCCATGTCTGGAACTGGTTCGGGCCGTGCTTCAGTTTGTTCTGGAGAGCGGGACGGGCGGAACCCTCGGTCTCGACCTTTAACTTTGAGATGTGGGTGGCCCGCGCATTGATAGCCGCTCTGATCAGCTCCGATTCGTAGACCCCGCCCTCGCGGTTGGTGAACCTCGGAACGTAGCCGTTGAGCATCCGAAAGATGCTCTCGTAGCTGTCCGACGGCTCCTTCGGGCGGTTCTTAAACAGCAAATCGAAAAGTCCCATTTTTTAGTCCTCGTTTTTGAGTTGCTCGCCGATGTCGGCGAAGTATTTCTGGCGGACCGTCATCGCGTCCAAAAGTGCGGCGGTTCCGTCGATATGGAGTGACGGGGAAAGTTTAATCAGTTTCCCTCGGCCCCTTTCTGTGCTCATCTTTATCGCGCTGTTCAGCAGGTGCGCTTTCAGCAGGTCGTTGTCTCCGATGTGGATCCGACCGTCTTCCAGGTACCCTTGCGTCTCCTGAATGACTCCGTAAAGGTTCTCGCCCTGATACACGTCATCGCAGTGAAAGCCGTACCCTTCGAGGTCGTGGATGAGGTACTGCGCGGAGTAACGGTCGTATCCGATCTGGAGCGGTAATATCTGGTATTCCTCTACCAGCCGGGTGAACCAGTTGTAGCAGTCGTGGTAGTCCACGAAGTTATCGCCGGAGGGAGTCAGAAGCCCGCGCTGGATGTAGATGTTATAGGGCACCCCGTCCCGCTGCGTGGCTTCGTCGATCTTCTCCGCAGGAAGGAAGAACTGCGCGAACACGTACAGCTCTCCGCCCTTTTCTATCACTACCGTGCAGGCGGTGAGGTCCCGGGTCTGGGACAGGTCGATGCCACCAACACAGTAGGAGTTCTTAAAATCGTCAAGGTTCAATGCGTCCCCCGAGGCTCTTTCGACCGTCTGGGCCGGGAGCCATGCCAGGGAGGAGTTCTGCTTTATGCAGCAGTACTTCGTCAGGAACTCGGCTTTCTTCGACAGAGACCCTTCCGCGATCGCGATCTCTTCGAGCAGGTAGTCCATCGGGACCGAGACGTTCAGGTTTGGGTTCGCCTTCTGAAGCTCGTTGATGTCGTTCCACTTCTCGATGTCGTCGATCATGTACAAAAACGGCAGGAGCCTCTTTTCCTTCGAGTCGCCCAGAAGGAACCGCGTTGACCGCCTGATCAGCTCGTCATAGATCCCGTCGTTGATGTAGTTTGCTGTGGTGCAGCTGAGGATGATGCCCTCGGGCCTTGCGCCCATGCCGGACTTCATGACCTCATACTGCTTCATCCCCTTGTCGCCTTCCCACGCGGCGATCTCGTCGCAGATGGTCAGCGAAGGGTTGAAGCCGTCGGACTTCTTGGATGAAAACGCGATCTTCTTGACCGTGCTGTTTGTGCTCGGCTGGTAGAGGTCGGTCATGCGGTGCCGGGTCAGCTCGGAGTCGTCCATCGTCTTCGTGTGCTGGGCGGTCTTGCTCCCCTCGATCTCTGCTTTCAGCTCTTTCCACTCTGGATCCAGCTGAACCATCTGCCAGAGTGCGTTGTAAACGATGTCCGCCTGGTCGAGCTTCGGCGCGATGCAGTAGACCCTCGAGCCGTATCCGCCGTCCTCGAGG